CCTGTATCCAATATCCATCCACTACCTGTAATTCCATACCGTATGCGAAATACTCGTCCGTATTGAGACAGTCCTATAACCTCCCCGTCACTTGGATCAATAACAATCTGTATTATCCGTTCGTCAATCTTCACTTTCAACTCCTTCTATTAACTTGTTTAGGTACCACTGCGCTTTCTTTAAGTCCTCTAACGGCTTGTCCTTACGCTCGTACCTCCAAAGGTATTTCAGACAAGCACCTTTGCAGTACCCCTTGAATGCTTCGGGTGTCATAGACTCTTGTATGCCCTCAATGCATTCGACCTTGCCGTAGGTATAGTGGCTTGGGCTGTTTACCATGTCTTCTTCCACACCATTTGCCCACGCCTCTAACCCTGTCTTTTCTATAGCAGGTAGTTCTTCCTGTAACCGTTCCCAATCTTCTTTACTAGCCATACTATCCTCCGAGGATTAGTTCAATGTCATTCATGCTATCTTCATTAATTACGCACGCGATTCCGTACGCCTCGCTTATCTCTCTGAGATTCTTTTCCTGTAAAGCTGTTGGCATGTTCTTACCTGCCTTACACTCTATCCCAAAGAACTTACCGTTGTAGCATCCTACTATGTCAGGTACTCCGCTCTTACCGTATCCCCCAGTAGCAGGGAAAAAGTAGTAGCACCCTAACGCCTTTAACTGCTCAACTATCTTCTTCTTTACCTTCCCTTCCGGTGTCATCGCCATCTGCTTTGCCTCCATTTGATACCAGTTCATCGTGCCGCCTTGCCGCCCATGCACGGTCTTTGTCTCCTACTATCAGTGAGGCACCATAGGTCATTACACAGAAACCTACTATCAACACCACACCAAACAAACATGACAATATTTGACCTATCATAAACACCTCATTTCTCTACCCAAAAAGTATGTTCGTCAATACGCACACCGACACCTTCTACGTGTGTAGTTGGTGGGGTCGGGTCACATATCATAAGTACCGATAGCTTTTCTTCAAGCCATTGCGGTAGTCCTTTATCCAAATCATATATCCCCTCACATTCCGAGTCAACACAATTCATACCCAAACACGTTACCTCGATACTATTCTCATGGCCTAGTGATGATACGCGGTAAGTGTTGGGCATACTAAGTGGATCGTCCCATATCGTGTTACTGCGTGACATAGAAGACGGCCTCACTATGACGATACCCGACTTGTGGTATGAATGCGTCCTCCTCACATATCGACAGGGTAGACAGTTTACCTAACACCCCCTCTGGTAAGGTGTCCTCGTAGTAAGTAGCCCACTTTAGAGTAGCGTTTCTGGCAAGCCCACGAATATCTTCTATAGGACATACATCGAATGCTTGGTTACCTAATTTCTCATACACCCGCACGACACTTAAAGGTAGGTTACGATCTTCTTCTGCCTGATCCTTTACAGCCTTACCCGCACGTAGGGCAGTTAGGTTGTTAGCTAGGGACTTGTCCATGAACTCATACCCAGAATCCAACAGTAAGTACATCTCCTTTAGTATGGGGGCACATGCTTCCTCCATATTCTTATCCCAACTAGAACCAAACATATTACGCCATATATTTGAGTGCGCCTCAGATGAGGAACTCCGGTACCTATGCGCGGCGTCCTTGTACTTGTCAATACTAACAAGAGCCACCTCTTCATGGGAGAACCTGCGCAGGTACTTCTTTGCATTCTTTAGCCCGACATGAGCTAGGGTACTAACTTTCGTACGAAACCCCTCAGAGTAGTTGTCGTACTTGTTGTTCTGTATGTCCCTACTGTGTACGACATACGATAACTTCTCTTTGGCATGGTCGAAGTCTACATCTATCCACCCCATAACGTACTCATCGTCAGACATGTAAACGTGATACACCGAATGATTAATATCGCTACTACTAGCGCGTACCTCACACCCCCTGAACGCTTTCTTTACCTCTTGTGCAAACCACTGCATCTCTTTGCGGTTAGTCGCATTGCCTATCAGGTTAGGCTCGGGGGAGGTAACAACCTCTAACACCTCTGCAACAGTGTGTATTTGACATTTGCCGTGTATGTCATACATATAAGTAGCCATGCTATTTCACCTCTCTGTATTCTTCAAATGAGTCAGTGAACTCACCCATATAGTTAGCCCACGCGTTGAACTTGGTGCGGAACTTCTTAGGGTCACTTGTTAAGCTGACGTTAGTAGTTGGGTTTGTGTGTCCCCAGTACCTGTTACCCATACTTTGTGCTAGGTCACATAGGAACGCGTGGAGCATATCAGTACGAGCCTCGTGATGCTCTTCTACTAACATGTCTCTGAACGTGTCACCCTTGACTGTATTAACACCCCATCTAGCCTCGCGGTTGGAATCCCAATTCATAGTGCCTTCTATCATTGGGGTCATAGTCCATGCCCAGTGTAGGTACTCTTCGATAGCTTTCTTGAATGGTTCCTTCTTCTCTTTGTTAACACGTACTCGTGTGACAGGTAACGGGTGCGGTTCGCTGGTAAGCGTCCATGACTCTTGTGGTGTATGTCTGTCGGTAAACACTATGGTCTTGTCTTTGTCCTTGGGTAGGTAGTAGCGGTTGCCCTCATAACGTATGTACTGCTTGCCTCCGTCCACTATGAAGCCCATGTTCCTCGGCATACACCGATCAAGGAATGAGTACCTACTGCAATGTGCGTGGTCACCATCTCCATTACGAAACTCTACTGTGTCAGTGTTATCGGCATTGCGAGTCCAGACCACTGCGGCACTGCTTGGGTCACTGCCAGTAGCACCGTAGTCTACTAACATGTAACAGGTTGGTGATTCCTTGACGATACATTCCCACTTACGTCTGCGATCCCCGAGAGGAACTATGTTGGTGCCCCTGATAGGTTTGGTGGTGTTATACAAATGCTCCACATGTGTGAAACTGTCTAGCCCATAATTAAACATAGCCATAATATTTCTCCGAGTTGTTGTGTCTACATATGTAGACAGTTAGTTTGTCTTACCCCTGTTGTATGCGTTGCCACGCACGTTGCACTGTCCCCACGTCATTGCGGTCATAGTCACTGTCCACTGGCGTATCCCTAACGTGATCGTAATAGAACTCCAGTGCCTCCTCTACAGTATCTATAGCCTCTGACCAATCCATCTTGTGTTCCTCTTGCGTTGCGAACTCCGATGGGTCTAGGTCAGGGGATTCAAACTTCTTGCCTATACTCATTTCACTATCCTCTTATTTAGCCACTCACCTGAGAACTTCTCATCAGGTGTGGTGAAGGCAGACTTAACTGTGTCCGCTGTTTTCTTAGGGCTACGCGATACACGCTCACCCTCGTTGTTGTAGTCCTGATTGATCGGGCGTAGGTGCGCTGTATTCACCTCGTACGCTTTGTGTAACCTCGTTGCCATCGTACTAGCTGATATTCCAGATACCCTTGCGTAGTCACTCGCGGTATAAAAATGCCCTGTAACAAGTTCAGGGTGTTCCCCTCTAAAGGGTAGTAGCTTTGCCATTAGCACACCCCCCTTAGCACGCAGTCGCTATACGTCATGTTGTTAACAAACAGATATAGTGCTGTCACTATTACAGCTAGCACCCAGTACTTAACGTCTTCTCGTATATACATTACATATCCCTCGACTTGATGTGTACTGCCTTACCCTCATCGGGTACTGCGTGTTGATTGTCTAGTATCGCCCAGAGGACGGGGCAAGTCCAACTCCCCCAACCGCTGTACAAGTAGCCATCAGTCAGAACGATACATGCTTGGGGCTTGATGCTCTCGTCGATCATGTACTGCGTGACACAATTGACATCAGTGCCGCCACCACCCATAGGTTTGGTAGATGTAACCAGACTGTCTAACTCGTGCATGTCGTACGACTCGTCACCCACAACACTGCTACCCCAATACAACAGACGTATCTTGTCAGGTTTTACTGTGTCGCATACACCCTTGACCTCGGATAGGAACGTGGTCAGTTCCCCCTGACCAATAGAACCTGACGTGTCAATGGCAATCACTAACTCGCCAACTTGCTCACTGATACCAGATGGCATGATGATGCCCTGACTCATTAGCCTACGGTTGGGTCGTGCGTATGTAGAGTAGTCGTTACCTGCACACGTTGTCTGTATAAACTCACGTAGTACCTCACGCCAATCGACCTGTGGCTGTAGTAACTCGTCGAGATCGCGGTTGCCAGTACCACCCATCTTACCTGCGGCCATAGCACCCTGACGTATTGCCTCGTCAATGTCCCGCGCCAACTCGCGTTGCTCCTCCTCGGATAGTGATTGAGCGCCGTCCCAGTCATGCTCATCGAATCCACTTCCCTGACCTATAGCGGTGTTTTGTGAGCCTGTGGTAGCGCCTCCACTCTGTTCACCCTCACCCTCTGACTCGTTATCCTGTGAGGCATTACCACTACCCTGCCCGGACTGCTGTTCTTCTTGTTCCTTACGTATTAGCTTGAACACTTGGGCTGTGTCCATGTCACGGTACTTCTCATCTATTAGCCCACCATCGGGTATCTTGGCGAACCCATCTTGATTGTCATCCATGATCTTGAGGTTGATAACATAGTCACATGCCATGTTAGCTGTCATATGATCAATGTCATGTAGATGTTTCCACGTAGTCAGGTGACTGTATAGCTTGTGGTAGTTCTCGTGCAGTAGTAGCCCACGTAATTCGGTATCGGTCAGCCCATCAACAAACGCACGCCCATACTTCTCATCACGCCCATTGGTACAGGCTGTCGGTATATCGTCATCTATCGTCTTCTCGCCTATCATCAACACACCGGCTAGTGCTGTGTACTTGGGGTTGCCCATGACAGCGACGATTGCCTTGGACAATCGCTCCTCTGCTGTAAGCTGTTTACCTATAGTTAACATAATCTACTCCTTATACCTTGTCTGCGGCGAACATGTAGTTGTTCTGCATAGCCCACTCGGTGAACTTCTTGCTCTGCATAACTACGTTACGGTGTGCGTAGGTATTACTGCGGCACCCATTAGCGAATAGACCTTGCGCTTCCTTGTCTAGTCGTTGCATGTATGTCACCCACGAATCTACCCAGTCACGGTTCATCGCACCTAGTGCGCGGTACACTGTCATACATATAGCTGATGCTGACTCGGGTACCTTGGCGTTGAGCGGATCGTCCTTGATAGACTGTAGGCTAGGTAGTTGGTCGGCTAACTTCACGAGCGCCATCATGTCCATCGCTCCGCGATCACCGATAGTACCCATGAGTAAAGCTGTTAGGCTGTGATCGTCATACATATCGCGTAGCTTGAGCACGTCACTAGCGGCCTCCAATGATCTTGGGGTGATAAACGCGGCACGTTGCGCCTTGGGGTGATATATGTACGGGTTGTCATCGGGGTTCTTCACATCCTCGAAGCCTTGTAGTACCTGCGGGAACTCACGTACGAAACCTAGCACACTGTGATCGACCTCGTTGTTGATACCCCAGTCGATAAACTCGTCACTGGTAGACTTACGTGCTGTGACTACGGTGATGCGATTGCGGGTATGTGGGGGTAACAGATCGCCCACACCCTCTGCGCTTAGGTTGGTAGTAGCGAACACAATGCTACCCTCTGGTAACTTCTTTGTGCCTACCTTGTGCTCTAACATAGTAATGTTGAGGGCGTTCTTCACTGCGGGGTTAGCCTTACCCAACTCGTCAATGTTAATCAACAGTGGCTTGCCTAGGTGTATACCGAACTCCTCGTTGGGTAGGTATGTGACGTAACCCTCCTCGGTGTTGAGTGATGGTATGCTGATGTCACCTAAGTCCTTGGTGGTACAGTCGAAGTAACAAGGTGTGTGGTTGGGGAATCTCTCTGCTAACGTCTTTAATAGTGATGACTTGCCGTTACCCATGTGACCCTGTACAAGTATGGTGCGCTTGTGTCCAACAGTGGCGATAGCGTTGGCGATTTGGTCTAGCGATAGTGCGTACATATTTTGTGTGTTCATAGTGGTATTGCTCCGAGTGTGTCTACATATGTAGACAGTTTATTTGATTAGTGTCTCAACAATGCGACCGCTCTCAGTCACTATCTTATAATACGTCACGCGGTGTGTGCGTAGCGTGCGTAGGTTCTTGTAGTGCTTGGTGCGCTTGTAGTTGCGCACTCGTAACACTGCCTGCCCATCTAGGTTACCCAGTATCTGATAGTTGTTTGCATCATAGGCTTCGACGTAATATTTCATCTTACATCTCCAACGATGGTAGTGACTTGATAGCTTCATCTACTGCCCTTTTGGTTTCGGCACGGAATGACTCGTTGTTACGTAACCCATCGGGTGTGACCCCACGTAGCGCGTCGTCTAGCTTGAGTGCCATCGCTGACATCTGGCTATCACCTGCTACGTTACACACGTTAAGCAGTTCTACCATGTCTAGCACGTTGTCCACTAGCGTATCGCGGAACACTTTCTTCTTGTCGCACCCGCCATAGTCCAGTCGCTCGGACATATTAGACAGTGCCTTGTACGTACGATCCCAGACATCCTGCATGGCTGACTCCAACTGCTTACTATAGTAGTCGCTATAGTGTGACTCCAACACGTCACGTTGCTCGTTGCCCACGTCCACACGAAAATCACCTGCCTCGGG